ATACCACACAGTCTTCAGTTTCTCCTTGATGTTCGCGTAAGTCATATAAATACTCCCTTCTTATTTTACAGTAGATTGGAGGTATATTTGCATTTAAATATGACATAATCAACCATAAATATCTCCCCAAGTTTCACCGGATTCATAATCTACTTTGTTTGGGATTGCCAAAGTAACGGCACCTTCCATTATTTCAACAATCTTTTTTGCTTGATTGTCATCTATAACAGAAATATCTAATTCATCATGTATTTGAATATGTGGAACAATTCCTTCATTATATAAATCTAACATTGCTTTCTTTGTCATGTCCGCTGCTGATCCCTGTATTAATTTATTTAAAGCTTTGTATGTCATTGCTCTTCTAATTCTTCCACGTCCATAAGTTCGCTCCGCTTCTTCAAATGACATTGCTGTATGCATACCAAATGTTGCTGGTTCCCATTTATTAAATCTACAACGACGACCTAATAGAGTTCCAATAGATCCAGAAGACTGCGCATGGGCCGATGTCTTGTTCATTAATTCTTTAACGAATGGAACGTTTGTATGATACTGATTAAATAAATTTTCTGCTTCTTCTTTTGAATTCAATCCAAGTTCAGCTTGAAGTTTTGCTTTACCCATTCCATAAAACAATCCTAAATTAATTGTCTTTGCTTGATCTCTAGATATGTTTGCCATTATTGCTACTGTTTTATGAAAGTCTACAGAATCATTTTTAAATTCTTCTACTATCTTTGTAACTGATTCATCAAAACAAATTGGTTCAGTAGTAGCTGCATAATGTACAACTAATCTTGGTTCTTGTTGTGAATAATCGAAACATCCCCACTTATGATCTACTTCTGGTAAGAATAATGATCTAATCATAGGTCCTAATTCTTTATTTCTTGCAGGAATTTGCTGTAGATTAGGATTAGCATAAGAGAATCTACCAGTAACAGTTCCACCTTGATCTGATCTAATTGGATTGATGTCAGCATGTATTCTTCCTTTATGAGTAAATTTTAAAATTGTATCTATAAAAGTTGTGTGAGCTTTATTTATTTCTCTTGCTTTAGCGATCATTTGCACTATAGGGTGTTTGTGTTCTTGTAAAAAATTTTTAGTGAAAGATGGTGCTAATGATTTCTCAGTTCTTTCGTAGTGTAAACCAAGTTTATCAAAAACTGTGGCAATTGATCTTGCAGCCCAGATCTGGGGTTCTATCCCTGTTTCTTGTTTTACTTTTAATAATATCTCTTGCTCTTGGTTTGTTAATTGTTGTTTCAGGATTTTTGCTTTTTCTATATCGATTCGGACTCCTTTAAATTTCATATCAGTTAAACATGGAAATAATTGTGTTTCTAAATCAAATACATTTTGTAAACTTTGTTTTTGAATTTCTCTTGATAAAACTTTAAATAATTCTAATGTTAATTTTGCATCTTTCTCTGCATAATTACCTACATACATTGCAGGAAGTTTATACATTTCAGATTTAGGATCTATTCCCCATGATTGAGCTGCCTCTATCAAAGCTTTTTCATCTTTTACTTCTCCTAAAAATTCATATGAAATACTATTTAATGTATAAGATAATCTATTTTCATCAATCAATGATGCCATAACCATTGTATCTACAATATGTCCATTTATCTTGACCCCCGCCGCCCGAAGCCAGCATACGTCATACATTGCATTGTGAAATAGTTTTACTGAATCAGTTGAACAAACATCTTTAATCCAGTCCATGACTTTATCTTTTTCTAAATTACCACCACCTTGATGAGCTATTGGATAATAACCAGACCAACCATCAACAGCTACAGCAATACCTACAATTTCTCCATTACCAATAATTGCACCAGATCCTCTTGACTTAAGATCAGGATCTCTAGTTTCTAAATCGATTGCAATATATTTATATCCTTTTAAATCAGGATAATTTTCTGGACAAATCCATTCTTTCTGAGCTTCAAACATTTATGCTAATACCATTATTAAAAAAAAATAAATACATATTACTGTTATTAATCCTAAATCAAACACTGCAATCTTTCTTCCTCTCATTGATTATAGTCTCTTTCTATAATCATTTGTATGTAATGAATCGCTTTCTCTAAATCTTGCTTGCCACCTTTGTCTTGATGTCTGCAAATATATTTAATTGCATTACCTTCAGCAAACAGTATCTTATTATCATTGATGAATCTAGAGGGCTGTATTTTATATTTTTTATAATGTGAACCTCCTACTTGTCTAAAAAACGCTTTGTTACTCATAGTATTGGATCTCCTGGTATATAGTTATAATAATCATCTATATCTGGTTGCATGATATAAAGATTTTCTTTTGCTCTTGTTACACCCACAAAAAACAATCTGTGTTCTGGATCAGGATTTCTTAATGCTGCGTCATGTATAATCTTTTCCATCCCTGTATATAGGACTACATTTTCGCACTCTTCACCTTTTACACCATGTATTGTGGATACTTTAATTCTTGCAGGTTTAAATAAATCATCACCACTATTTAATAATGATTTAATATATAATTTTGTATCTTCTTTAAAATTTAATTGCTCCCAGCTGCCTGTCACCTTGAGCCCATGATTTAGCATTAGGTCATCTAAATCAACAAGATCTACTGCATCTAATGACTTGCCACTAGAAAATCCATATTCAACATGGCCCATGTTCCAATTTAAAACTTTATAAACAGACTTTGCTTCTTCAGATCCTACCGTTGCCCCCTGATTTAATCTATGCCACACTTGATAAGCTTCTAATAATTCATTAGATAAAACTACATTTGATCTACTATCAAATCTTAAGTTTAACGATGTTAAATGAGCTTTAATTGGATTCAACATTTGATTTGTTCTTGCAATAATCATCCATTCGCCTTTACTAAAATTAATATTATCCAATGTTTGATCTTCAAAAATTTGTCCTTCCGCATCTCTAGGAAGCCAACTCTTAATCATTCTATTCTCTACATGCTGTAATATATCTAGTGCTTTTCTATGAATAACACGAGGACATCTTCTTGATTCAATTCTTGCATCCACTTCACCTTTTAAATTAATAAATATATTAGGATTAGCACCTTGAAACGTATAAATCGTTTGATCGTCATCCCCTGCAACGTATGATCTATCACATCTTGATTCAATGTAATTGAACATTTCCCATTGCAGAGGATTCAGATCCTGTGCTTCATCCAAAAAGACAACGCTGAGTGGAGGGCATTTATCTTTCTCAATGAACTGTTTAATCATATCGGAATACTCAATCATTCCGGTTTGTTTCTTATATGATTTTAAATCGGCATCAATCTGTTCTGTTAACCATGTATCAACACTATAATGTTTATCTAATTCTATTGCAGCATCCATGATAGATAATTTTTTACATCTTGCGTATTCAATAATCTTCATATGATCATTTTTATATGTTGTTGTTTCTGTGTAAGGATCAAACTCTGAACTAAAAGATAAATCTTTACATATTTGTGAAAAGTTTTTAAACGCATTCCATTTTTCATCTTTAAGTAATTGTGTATTAGTGTCTATGTTTAATTGTTTTGTTCCTAAAGAGTGCATAGTGCATATATATGGAAAATCTTTTACAGTTGGAAATGCAGACAGTATTCTTTTCTTTGCTTCATTAGTTGCAGCATTACTAAATGTTAAATAAGCAATCTTATCAGAAGATGTTTTATATTCTTCAATCTCTTTCTTTAAATAGTTATTAATTAAATGATATGTTTTTCCTGTTCCCGGAGGTCCTGGAACTATTATTCTTTTCATTTAAACGCTGGCTCCTTCATTGTATTCTCTGTAATAATTGGTTTATCAACATTTACTGTTTCAATTTTCCATATTCTCATTGACTTCTTATCTAATTTTAAAACTTCTTCTTTTGCTTTAAAAATATCTTCCAACATTTTTTGTGTTTTTGCTTTTGGTAAATCCCAAGACTTACTTCTTTTTAAAAAATTATTAAAACTTTGATATTTAAAATAACTATGACCATTTTCTGTAAATGGAATACCTCTTTTAACATCATCCATAACCTTACCTGTCGCTCTATTTAAAAAATCTCCAAGTAATTCTTTTAATTGATAATCAAGTCTTGCTGCTTGTGGAACTTCTAATATTTTAAATGTATCTTTATTAGACATAATTTTATTTAACAATTTTTTCCAAATCATTTTACCCACTGGCATTAACACTTGATTTAATTGATCCATTACTTCTACAGAAAATTTATCAAATTCATGAAGTGTAGCTCTGTCTACTTCAACTGGCTTACCGTCAAGATACACAATATAAATTGATGGATGTGATGGATATTTTTCTATCCTTTCTATTTCTGGTGCAGGTATATTTTCACCAACACCAAATTTTCTTTTTACACAAAGCTTTGATTCACAAAAACTTCTAATGGGTTCTTGTTTACATTTATAACGATAATCTTTATTTAACAAAGATTTAATAACTGTATTTTCAAGGTTATTATCATCTATTGGTGGATTCATGTATTTTGAATTATAACTATGTAATTTAGTTTTCCATGAATCTGGAAATCTTTTTCTTAAGTATACTCCCACATTAAACATGGTATCATTTCTTTTACCTTGGGGAACCTTGTCAGATAATAACGTAACTAAACAAGGTGGAGCTTCAAATAAATCTTCATTTTCCGTTGTTATGGGCTCTTTCCATTGTATTAAATCTTTTTCAGATAAAACTTTTTTATCATACAATTTAAAAAATTCTTCTAAAGTTAATAGTTCTGCGTCATCTCCTAGTGCACGTCTTACAGAATTGTTGCCACCATGATATGGAACATTCAACCAACTACCCACTTGGTTTTTATCTGCAAGTATATAATCTTGTTTTGGAAATAATTCTTTACCGGCATGACCTAACATTGCAGCCATTGTTTTTAATTTTTCTCTAACTAATGATGCCGGAACAAATTCTTGTACAAATAAAAATATATGTGCACCCCCTGATTTTGATTTAAAAACTATTAAAGGTAAATTTTTATTTTTTATTTTTGTAATTAATTCTTTGTGATCTAAATCATAAACATCAACATCTAAACATCCCCACTTACATCTACTATCTTGTCTAATAGGTACAATTCCTAATGCTGGAAATTCACCATTTAAATGTTTTTGCCATAATATCTCTGTTACAGGCTTATGTACGGTTATTGACTCTGCTTCATTCTTTCCATCATCTCTAATCTCTCCAGTCATTTTTGTTTGACCATAAGAACTTTCAAGACCAGAAAATATATTCTTAAATCTTTCTAACATATCCACTCTCAATGTATTGGGGTGATATCTCTATCACCCCAGTTAACAGTTTTTACTTGTTTGCTAAGCTTTGATAGAATTGTTTTGCTCTTTCATACATAGCAGGATCATTTACAGGACCAACTTTTGTAATGTTGTATCCATACCATTGATTTCCTTTTCCAGAATTCAATACGGTATTAATTTTGTAAATATGACTAAATGACGGTGGAGTGTATAA